TTTTCATTGTAATTGGAACACATCCAAGTCTTTGAGAGTTAAGAGCTGTAATACAATTAGTTTCATCAAAGGTGCAGTAATATGCCCAGACATCACAGGATTCTGTAAGTTCATTTAATTTTTCTTTGGATAACCTTCCATAATGTGTAATGCCTTCTTGTTCCATTAATTTATTCATTCTATCTTTCCATCCCATCATGTAAGGGTTATTAGCATAGCCAACATCAAACATTTTCCAGCCATACGCTATATGTAATTCTGCTCCGGGTATTTTCTCTTTAACTTGTGGCCATATTCTAAGTAAGTGTTCGCAGCCACGATCGTAGGAACTGGCATATAGCATTCTAAATGGTTTCATTTTTATTCCTTTCTAACTTTTCAATATCTGCATTTATTTGTTTTATATCTCTTTCATGCATTCTGAAAATAGCATCAAACTCTTTAAGTATTGCTTCTAAAGAATTTTTGCCAGAATTATAGTTATTGAGATTTTCATTTAGGTAATAAATCATAAATTTATAATGTTCCATTTTCTCATGAAGCATTACAAACTTTTCTGGACTGTGATATTCACCTCTATTCATTTTCTTCCTCATATTCTTCAACTTCAATGTTTTTAATTGTTTCTGCCATTGAATCACATTTATCTTTAATGTTTTTTAAGAATTCTTTATACATCTCATTTTTAGATGTTTCTGGAATTGTTTTGTCTAAATACATAAGTTCTTGTCTAACTAATCTTAAATCTAAAATAAGTTTTGATTTTGTTAATCTCATTTTTTATTCCTTTGCATAATTTTTTGAATCTCAGCTTCAAGAATTGCTTTTACTTTTACTCTTTCAACATCTGATAAGTTTTTAATTTGTTCTCTTGTTAGATTTAAGATATCTTCTAATTTATTCATGCTCTACTACTCCATTTGAAATAACTACTGCTTTTGAATCTGGTAATGTTGGTAAGTTGGTTCTATGCCAAGAACTCTTAAAAAAGACTTTATCTATTTTATTTATTCTTTCATTACTCCATCCTAATGGATCTACAATGTCATGTAAGTCCATCCATAATCTTTTTGCTTTAAGCATTGGAATATCTAATAAGTGAGGACTTCTCCAGAGAATCAAAGTTTCAAATTCATCATGCCAATTCATTAAATAATATGGAGCATATAAAACCCCATCAATTAATTCCATCTTTGGAGTATCGCAAAATACTGTTACTTCATAACCCATATTTACCCATTCTTTTGATAAATAAATAACAGCAGATTCAGAACCTCCAATACCTTGTTTTAGTGAGTGAGCGTTCCAAGTTTCTAAATGTCTTGCACCAAATGATGCGTAATAAACGATAGATTTTTCGCCCCATTTTTTTGGAGGTAGTGAGTTTGCCAGTTGAGGTAAAAATTGTTCATCTTTATACTCATCCGGTGCTAGTTGTAGTAGTTTTAATACTTCGTCATATCTCTTTGCATTCATTAAATAGATTGCAAAGTTATAGAATCCTCTAGCAACTAACTGTTTGTTTTGTTCAGCTAATGCAACATCCAAAAGACCATCAGGATTAACTTCATGTCTTTTTCTTGCCCATTGAACTGCCTCATCTAAATCTTTTTTGTGCATTGCCGTTAAGTATTTAAGAGTTGTGAATAACATTTTTATTTCTAATGGGTTTCCTATAGTTGCTTTTGATTTATGCTCACCTAAAACCTTTTCAACTAAATCTAAATAGTGAGTTGCAAGGTCGTGATTACCTAACTCCATATATAAGTTAGCAATTCTTAAATTAACTGTATGATTTTTTGGATGCTCAGCATTTGCTTGAAGGAAGTATCTTAATGATTCTTCTTTAGGTTTATTTAATTTTTGGGATATTAACCCTTTATACTCCCAAGCGTTAGCCTTTTCTTCGCTCCAGCCAGATACTTTTAAGTATTTATCAATATATTCGTCAGCTTTTCTTAACTTATCATCACCACCAACATCAAAATATGTCTTTGCTAGATAAAAAACTGTTCTTGGATCTGTGTAATTTTCCTCTTTAGCTTGTATTTCTAAGATTTGTACATTTCTCATCAAAGCACCTTTGGATTTCTCCATATCAGCAGTATGAATCCAGACTAAGTTTTGACCTATTTTAGGATCATAAGTGTATTGAACTGCTTTAATAGGAACTCCTTGATTAGGAATTAATACCTCATGAAGTCTTGATTTCCATTTATATTTCTTTGGATTAATAAATCTTTCTCTCTCGTGGTTTATAACTACTTCTTTTACTCTGCCTTTGTCATCAAAGACATTTGCATAGTTATAGGTGCAGAAAACCATATCAATATTTTGTGCTTTAGCGTTTGTAAGGATATTTCTTATCTCATTACCACCCTCTAATAAATCATCTGTATCTGCCCAAGATAAATAATCATATTCTTTATCTACAATGCTCCAGGATACACTTCTAGCCTCAGCAAAGTTAGAGAAGAACCATTTATCATTTTCATCTTTTGAATAGATTGCAGGGTGTGTTTCAGGGTTTGTAGAGATACTTTTACCATTATATTTCTTAACAAGTCTATGAATCTTGTCATGCTCACCAGATGTGCCTGTTACTGCAACGTATAGTCCATCAAAGTATGGCATAAAACTTGCCAGTGATTTCTCAAATAAGTTGTACTCTGAATTGTCTTTAACTATGTATGTTAATGCTATTTTTAAACTCATATTTTTGATGCCACCCTTAATATAGGTAATGTTCTACTTAAACCCCTGACAAAATCCCTATCAAATTTTTGGTCTGGGAAGATTGCATAAATTAACTCTGCAAATTTTTCTGGTATTTCTAGTTGATGTTGGAGCATACTATCTCCTTCTTTAATAATAGCGTTACCATAACTATGCTGACTTCTTAGGTGAGAGATAGATACAAGATATTCACTATATGCTTCTGGAAATTCGCTTTTAAAAAAATCAAATAGTTTCTCAACTATTTCCCAATCTTTTTCTGTTTCTATTGTAGTTCCGGAATTTTTGGATAGTTCTACCAACTTGTCTATAAGTTCTACCTTTTTTCTAGGTACTTCTACGTAATAGATTTGGTCAGCAGTATTCATAATTTTTTATCGCCGAGAGTGAATGGAACAAACAAGAGTTCAATTTCTGATAAGGAAGAGAACATCCACCCTCTAGCTTATTATACCAAACCCAACTCAAGTGGTTTATGTCAGTACAATAATCAACTAATACAAAAAAGGGTGGTATTTCTACCACCCTTTTCTGATTCGTTATCCCAAACTAATGGAATTATCCTAACTGATTGAATCCAGTTACTTTTACAGAAGCTGGTTCAGCGTAAGATTCTAGAGTCATCTCAGTGATGTATTGACCGAAGTCGTAGTCACCAGATTTTGCTAACTCTTGGAATTGAGGTTCTCTTCCCTCTAAGAATGCCATCTTGAATGTATCAAGTTTAAGAGCATAAAGAGTTGTAGATCCTGCAACGTTTCTTACATCTTTGTGAGGAACGATTCTAACTACACCAGTTGAAGCTTCGAATACAGAAATGTTTCTGTATAATCTGTCAGTTTCATTTACATAGTTAGTTACGTTGGTTGTGAATGTTGAGATTTTTCTCTTTAATCCCATTGGACAAATTACTGTATCAGCAACATATTCATTTCCAACTTTGTCCCAAGACATTTGTAAGATATCTTCAAGAGTATTTACTGATAAAGAAGTACCAGAAGCTAACGCAGAAACGTTAGTTGAGATACATCCATCAATACCAGCCATTCCTCTAGCAACACCGGAAGCTCCAGATGCTTTTGTACCATTAACAAGAGCGAACTCCATTTTAGCGTTCATTCTCATTAAAGCTTTTTCCTTTTGGAAAGCATAAGGATCTTGGTTTGTTGCAACAGCAACTGCTCTTTCAGTACCTGATACTTTAACTACTTCAGAAATGATAGCAGTTACGTTATTTGATCTAACAGGAGCTGTTAAATCAACAACAGTAGCATCAGCACCTTCAATAGTGAAAGATACTGTTGTAGGTCTTGCTTGGTAGAAAGTAGGCCACTCGTGTAAAGTGTTTCTAGCAATGCTAGTTCCTAAATTTTCAACTAAGTAGTTTCCTCCCAAAGGAGATACGTCTTTTAAGATGCTAAGAAGAGATTCTCTTCTTGATGCGTCTTGGTAAGTTATTAATCCTATAGCCATTTATAATCACCTCTATTCTTTTGGCATCTATATACCAATGTTTTTAAGTCTTTCTAAAAGAGCTTTGCTATCTCCAGATCTAGTTCTAGCTCTCAAATCATCCAAACTTGGCCCGTCTTGTCTTCCTCTATTAGAGTTAGCAAGTGGTGCGTTGTTAGCAATTTGCGATTGAGCTTTCTTATACTCCTCAACAGCTTTCGCACTATCAGCAGACTTAATACTGCTTGGTTTATAGAAACTAATTACTTGGTCGGCTACTTCGTTTAATGAAACATTTTTGTTTTCATAAAACTTTTGCCTTAGAACTCTGTCTTTAACCAAATCAAAAAAGGTTTGGTCAAATTCAGAGCTTTGAGGGTTAAGATATGGGTGCTTCATATGAGCTTCCCTTATCTCAAGATCCTCTCTTGCCTTCTGGGCAAGGGCCTTTGCCTCAAGTGCAGACATCTTTGCTTCTTTTAGATCTTGATTAAGTCTTGCAATATCTACATTGCCATCCTCATCAACATAACTATCAGAAGAAGTAGTGTTGCCTTGAACACTATCTGACTTGATAGAGTCATAAACTGAACCATAAGGATTTGGTTCAGAGTTCTTTGTACTTGCAAGTTTTTGGAGCTGATCCTTTAACTCCTTATTACTTTGGAGTAATTTTTGGAATTGCTCCTTTGTTCTGTCATTAGAGTTTTCTGGCAGTGAAAAATCTTCTTCAGAACTTTCTGTTAGATTGTTTTGTTCAGTTGGCAAATCTGTTAAGGTGTCTAACTGACCTTGAGCTTCTAGCTCTTGTGTGCCTTGTGGATTTAATTCATCCATTTTTTGTTCTACCTTTCTATGCTCTGGTTATGTGGGGGAGCATCACCCTATAGAAACTAACTAAGAAATAGAAAATAAAAAATAAAATGTCAAATAAAAAAAGAGGGCTTGGATTTTACTCCTTACCCTCTTAATGGCTTTGGATTTTACTCCTCGCCATCCTTTTGCCTTCGGTAGATTTCATCAAACATGGTCTTGCGACCTGACCAAGCACCATAGTGCCTGATATCGTGGCAAATAACGCACAATGTGCGTAAGTTGTTTGGATGATTACTACCACCTGCACCTCTAGGAATAATATGATCTACTTCTAAGATAACTCTTGAGGTCTTGCCTCCACTACCACACATAACACAGTGAAAGTTATCTCTTTCTAGAATGGCATATCGTTCCTCCCTACTAAGTCTTGGTGTCTTAGCCACATAGCACCTCCTACTCGATTTGAGCATGAACCAGTTGCCATCCACCATCAATGTATGGTTTAGCAGCCTGGTTTGCTTGTTCCATCCAATCTTGAACAGGATTACGAGTTACTGTAAGCCACATAACAAGATTTCCATTCTCAGTCAGCTTGATTAACTTAATAACCAGCTTTGTCTTATCCATGCTCATAAGAAATATCTCCATCTTTAAAATTAAAGTTCTGCAAATAGAACCTTTCAACTCTCCAGCCATTTTCCCGGTAAAGCTTTGTCCAAGCTTCTACAAGGTGAATAACGACAGGATAATAAAGATTGTGTGTCTTACGAACAAGGCTAAGTTCTTCGTTTTCATCCCTTTTTAGGATCATAACGACTTCAAATGTAAATGGCATATCTCCCTCCTTAGATAATGCTACTTTTAGAATACTATCTTTGGTAAGATATTGGTAGATGGATAAATATTATTTTAATAATGTATTCCTGATATATAGAAGAAAATTAGGTTTAACTCAAGAAGATTTTGGAAAACCACTTGGAGTTGGACTTAAAACTATTCACGCCATAGAATATAGGCGAAGAAATCCCTCGGTTAAATTGATTTTTAAATTCTGTGAAGTTTATGGATTTCAAATTAACTTAACTAAATTATCTTTTCCAAATAAGAGCGTGTATTAAAACTATTCCGAAACCTACAATTAGCAATTCCATTTTCTTAAAGCAAGTGCCTTTCTTGTTGGTCTGCCTTTTTCATCTTTCATAGGGCCTGGAACTCCGGACATTCTCGAACAGAACGACTTTCTTCTGTTGTATGCCTCACTACCTTTTTTAAGTTTAGATGGAGCAGTAGTTACAGCCATTTTTAGCTTACTTCCAGTTTGTCTGTTGTATTTTTCAATACCTTTTTGAGTCAAGCCTCCAGATTTAGACTTCTCGCCTCTGCCTATAGATAAATTAACTTGTTTTCTTTTTCTTTCCATAGGTTTTAAGTTGTGCAAATGCTTTCTTTGATACAGTTGATTTAGATTTAGGTTTAGAAGTGCCTAATCTTTTAGCTAACGCTATATTTTTAACTAAACTATTCTTCATGCTTTTTAATTGCTTAATAGTTTTCCTCATTACTTCTTTCCTTTTTTCATTTGTTTTCTTGATTTACCTGCCATAGTTAAAGCGATAGCAATTACCTGTTTCATTGGTCTTGCTTTACCCATTGCTCCTTTAGCTTTACCTGTCTTTTTATTATCTTTAACAAGTTCTCTGATATTCATACTAATAGTTTTTTGTGATGATCCTTTTTTTAGTGGCATATATTCCCTTTCAACAATTACTTATCTATAAATACAAAAATGTTTAAGCTAAATTAACAGGTTTAATTTTTTTAGGTTTAGTTTTAGAAGCAAGTTTTGTTCTTTTAGGTTTTTTAATCTTAGGAAGTTTAATTTTTGCTAATCTTGGTTTCTTAGGTTTAGGAACTGTAATTCTTCTACCAGTTCTAGGTTTTTTTATAGCCGGTAACTTACCCTTTTTATAAGATAGACCTTGTGCTTTTAACTGCTCTTTTCTCAACTGTTCTTGTTTGTTAGATAATGTTTCATCTAAGTAGTTTGTTAAGTCATTATTAAGTAACATATCTAATCTTCCGGAGATATCAGTTGAATCTTCACCAAATAGATTTATCTTTGCAATTTTATTAGCATCAGATAACACGTTTCCTATAAATAATGCTTTTTCTGTAGTAGGTAAGTCCTGATATTTCTTGTTAGTCATAGCACTTGAGATAAGACTATTAGATAACTGTCCTAAATTTGTTTGGTAATCAACTATTTCTTGGGTATCAAGAAGCCTTCTTTCACCATTTACAGTAATAGACTTTTGAACAACTCTTGGGAATTGAGTCTTTTCACCAGTTTCTTCATACAAAGATATAACTTCATTTAGTGTAGGATCTGCTTTTATTTGATCTACAAATCCTGGATTAAAGAAAACATTAAAAAAGGTATTTGAAGCATTAGGAAATCTCTCTTTTGGTCTGCCTAATATATCTGCTCTTTGAGGTAACTTTTGAGCAAGAAGTGGTATTCTAGCTGCAAATTTATTATATGCTGACTTAAAGTAGTCAGGAGAATAGGTTTCTCTTGAAGCATTGTCTGTATATTGGTTTATTTGATTTAATATTGTAGGAACAAAACTTCCGGCTGCACTTACTAAAGTATTAATTAAACCTTCTTGAATATTTCTTGTGTTATATAGGGTTTGTAATCCTTGTAGTAAAGGCTGCTCTGTTAAAGTGTCAGAAGAATTAATAATTTCTGATGCAAGTGGCCCAAAAGATAACATTACTTTGTCTGCAAAAGAACCATTTTTAACTTTTCCATCATTTTCTGCCATATTTGCACCCATAGCTAAAGGCAATACAGCAGGTTGAGCCCAATCATATGAAAATAACTGATCTCCAACTCTTGGTTTTGCAGCCTCACTATCAAATGCAGATAAAACATATCTTTTTAGTGCTGATGTATTAAATGAATAAGATTTTAATCCTTGTAAGTCTTGTGCGTTTCTTGCATCAGTATCTGAGTCTGGTCTTGGAGATATAATTCCTAATTTTCCTAATGCGTAACCTAAATTAATTATTCCTGTACCAACTGATGCTCTAGCAATATTATTAACAAATGCTCTTTGATTAAATGCTTGACCCATTAAAGGTCTTGCTAATTCATAAACAGCAGTAACATAACCAAGTGGAGTATATTCTGCACTTCTAACAAGTAAGTTTGCAGGAGTTTTAGGGTATTTAAGAATTAAATCACCTAAACCAAAACCTTTAATTCCGAGTCTATTCCAGGATTGCTTTTGAGATTGAAAGAATTTAGATACAGCATTTTCGTCCTGGAAGGTTCTTCTTAATGCTTCATAATGAGCAATCTCCATCATTTCCTTTGTAGGAGTATCAACTTTATCTAACTTCATTAATCCTTCTAAAGTATCTTTGTATGTAGCCTCATAAAATGCTCTATCCGGAGCTCTAAGAGTTACATTTAATGCTTTTTCAAGTCCCTGCATTATTTTGGAATCAAAAACTGAAGCATTTGGTAAATCAAATTGAGAAGATAAATTAGATGTATTTGCACCAGCAAGTGCTTCCTGAAGTCCTATTTTTAAGCCCTCAGCACCACCTTTAAACTGTCTTCTAATAGAAGCAGGTGCTACAGTTCGTTTCTTTGTAAATAAAGATACTGCTAAGTCTAATGGTGTTGCAAATGTTTGAGTTATAGAGTCGATAGTTCCAAATAAAGCGTTACCTAATACGTTTCTTATAAATGTTTTAGGATTTAATAATTGAGCTAATGTTTGAAATGTTGAAATCTTTTCTCCAATGTTTCCTGGAATAACCTTTGCTATAAGATTTTGTAATACAGATATTTCTCTCAATCTATCTATTTCATCAGTAGTTTTACTAATTAATTTAGCCTGGTCTGATATTTCTTTTATTTGTGAATCAGAAAGTTTGATATAACCTTTCATTCCCTCTACTAACTTATTATCTGAGTTATATTTTCTAACTGTATTTTGTGCAGTTCTTAATGCACCCTCTGGAGTAAGTCTGCCCCAGACAGATAATGCTTGGATTGCTTGTCCAGATTTAGTTCCTTGCTCAGAAACAATATCTAATACATCAATTACTCTTGCATAATTACCTTCTTTTTGAAGTTTAGACATCAATGCCTGACCAATATAGGATATCTCTCTTGGGTCTTCTGCGTACTTAATGTAATCAATTACATTATCAATTTCATTTTCATTAACAAATTTAGTTGCTCTCGCAAACTCATCTTTATTTTTTATAGGAGAGTATAAATCTATTCTATCTTTTAATATATTTTTAACTTCTTTTGCAGTTCCTTCTGCTTTCTCAACAGTCTTAGGGAATTTTCTTTGTTTTGTAGGGATAGTTTTAAATGTTAATGGTTCAGTTGGGATAGTTCCTGATGGAGGGATACCACCTAATTCACCAGTTACTTCACCTTTTTTAGCAATATCAGTTATAAATTCTTTAGGATTATCTACAGTTTTTTTAATTGAATCTACTGCTTCATTTGATAATTTTTGTCTTGTGGATTCTTCAAATTTAGCGATTGCTTTATTAATTTCATCCTTTTTAGCAAGTTGTCCTGCATCTTCCAATGCTTCTTTACCTAATTTAACTTCTCTAGCAAGAGTTGCAGTCTTACCACCTGTTGTTATTTGTAATGGATCTATAAGTTCTGGTGCAAAATCAAGAAATCTTGCAGTTTGTAATGCAACATCACCATATTTATTAGCAAAATCTTGCTCATTAGTACCCAATGCTTGAAATAAAGTGCCTTTTTGACCACCTGTTGAAAATATAAAATCATTTATATCGTTTTCTGTGATTCTTCCGGTAACACCTGCTTTAATTCCAAGTTTAATAGAATCCCACACAGGTTGGATTACAAATTCATTACCTAATGAAACTATGTTTCCTAGACCTTGAACTCCCTTTAAAGCCTTTTCAACTTTAGTTAATCCTTCACCTTTTTTAGCAACATTAAATGCTTGAGCAATGTTTTCAGCAAACTTACCTGCTGGTTCTGATTTAGTTCCAAAGAATTTAGCAACTGCTTGTTCTGGTTGAGTTAGTTCTCTTTTAACTCCAGTTAATTGAAATGGTTGTGGAGTTAATGCAGAAATAGATTTAATAGGAGGTGTTATTGCTGGAGGAATTGCTTGTATTCTTCTAGGTGCTAAAGACATCCTTTGTTCTGCTGGTTGGATTCTTGGAGTCATTATTGGTGCAGGAGATTGTAGTTGAGTTCTTGGAAGAACTGATTGTCTTACCTGATTTACAGCCTGGATACCTCTTAAAGCAGCTTGTCTTGCTATATCAGCTTGAATATTTAATGCTCTAGGAGTTTGTAGTTCCTTTGGTGGTTGTATTCCTTTAGGTGTAGTAATTGATCTAATCTGCTCAAAAATGTCCATGTATTAGAAATATAATTTTAATGTAGTTTATTCAAGTTATTGAAGTGAGATAGTACCTAGATTACCCTCTGGAGTTACAAAGTTTAATTGGTTTCCGGATACAGTTGCTCTGTATTGAGATTGTAATGTAGGGTTATTTGCTATTTCTCTTGCCAACTGTTTAGCATACTCAGGGTTTTCTCTTGATAAAACATCTAACTTTATTCCAGCAAGGTTAGATAACGGAGATGTTGCTATTTGAGCTGGTTGAAATCTTTGAGCAATTTGTAATTGCTGTGCATAATTTTCTAATCCAATTTGTGCTTGAGTTCTGTAATTTGCCAAAGCGTCTTGTTGTTGAGTGTAATAGTCTTCTAACTGTCTTCTTCTTGCGTTGAAATCTTGTAAAGCTGCTAATTGTTTATTTGCTTTGTCTTGAGCTAACTGAAATCTTTGAGAGTTAATAGTGTCTAATTGTTGTCTGAACTGATCTCTTGCTTTAAGAAGTGCATTTTGTTTTTCTTGTTGTACAGTTCTTAATGCTTGAGCAGTTGAAGCCTCAACATTTCTAAGATTTTCTTCTAAACCTAAAATGTTTTGTTGTGATTGTCTTGTTGTAGCCCCCATTTGTCTTGCTTGTTCTCTAGCAAGTAGTTCTGATTGTGCAAGACCAGCAGATGAACCACCGACTCCACCAAATAATTGTTGAGTTCTTTGTGTGCCTTCTTGAAATTGTCTTCTTGCTGATGCCAATGCTGACTCTCTTTGAGCTCTAGTTTCTTCTTGTTGTCCTCTTATACCAACAGTTTGTTGTCTTAACTGCTCTTGAATTTGAGGTACTTGAGTTTCGTAAGTTTGAGTAATTTGTTCTTCAACTTGTGGTTGGAATTGTTGAAGTCTTGCTTCTTGTCCTGCAAGATATTTAGATCCTGATTTATATGCAGATTCAATAGCCTTTTTAACTTGCTTTTGATAATCTTTTTCTGCTTTAGATAATGATGGTGTTGTTGCCATAGTCTATAAATAAAATAACTATTCTGTTATTTCAACATCCTTTTTGTTTTTCAGCTCTTTATTCTCTTTAACTTCTTTTCTTGTTTGTCTATTTATTTCTTCTACCGGAAAAGGATCGAAGGGATTATCAAAAAAACCTAAACCACACCTGCTACATAAAACTCTTGTTAGGGATAATCTTTTGAAATTGTGATTGCAGAAGTTAGGATCATTTTTACCACCTTGTTCGTAAAACTCCTTAACTTCACTCTGATTGTTTGTTTGTTTCATTTCTTGTAATAAGGTTCGCAATAATCTCTTCTTGTTGATTCATGAATTGATTAATGAGTCTTACTGCCTCTGCCATTCCATATGCTTTTGTATAAGAAAGCATCAACTCTTCATTTGATTTAAAATCAGAAGGATTGGGGAACTTGGGAAGGTTGATTAGATAATTCTGGAGCATTTGCCATCCCTGTGTTTGCTTCAAGTCCGATAGGGCTTGTGCCTGTTGGTAAAGTTCCTGCTCCTGTGATGTCAGATATTCCAGGTGTTGTTGGTTCATTTTTATCCTCAAATAGTTTATCAGCATTCTTTACACCATTGTCATAAAGAATCTGCTTTACTAATTCTACTATATTTACATTTTGACCTGCATTTGAAAGTTTAGCTTCGATTGCTGGATTTAAAAGTAATGTTAATGCAGTATTTCTACCTCTTACTTGTTCGTCAGATACACCAACTGCCATTGATTTAACATCAGGGATGTAATCAAATAGTCCGTGCATATCATCCTCAGTAATATAAAGATTTGCATAGTTACCCATTTCATCTTTTTCTAGTTTTGGTTTAACTTCACCAGCAACTTGTACTGGGTATGTAGGAGTCTTAGATGTATTTACAATAACTTCTAATTCCTCAGGAGTTAATCTTCCACCGGATTGTTCAATAAGATCTGCAGTTTCATTCATAACTTCTGCAGGTACTGATTGATTTGCAAGTCCTAAATCTTCTAACTCAGACATTGTTTCTTTACCTACAATTCTAATAATCTCTGCTTGTTTTGTAGGATCAGCAAATAAGAATTGTTGATTGTTTGAAATCCATTTCATTACTAAGTCTTTTAAGAACTCTTCTAAGTAGATTTGGTTATAGTTATCTCTTGCTAGTGTTTGTCTTTGTGTAGTTCTAATCTCAGTTGCAGTTTTATCTTGTGCAAAAGGGCCGATTGGAGGTAATCCTAATGATTGCTCCCCAAGTGCTGTTTGGATTGCAGACTTTAAAGAAGTATAGGAAGTCTGAAAAGAGGCAATAGATTGATTTCCAGACTGATGCTCTATAACATTTGCTGTTGAATTACCGGTAAGCCAAATAGCATTTGGGCCATAGACTAAAGTATCAAGTCTTACTCCCTCTGAATTGTTAGCTACCTTAATTGGAGGCCTCATAGCCAAGTTTATTTGGTCTAGGAAACCACATAGAATTGAATTTAAGGCTCTATAAAGAGGTAAAACAGATTCTACTTCACTCTCACCATAAACATCATCTCCTACTGGGTAATATCTAAGCATTACAACAGGAATTTCAGTTGTTTTGTATGGGTTTGGAATATCTCTTAAAATAACTCCTAGTCTTGGAGCAAATGTAATCCATCTATCACTTCTATATTCAGTAACAACTTCAATTACAGGATAGTAGATATCTTGTCCTACTCTATCTTCTAGACTTCTTAATTGTTTTACCAAAGAAGTATATTTATTATCTCTTCTTTCAGGAGCTGGAGTTTGTCCTTCTAAAAGTCTTGATTCAATAACATCTAAATTTTTATAAATTGGTTCGCCACCATCATTTCTTGCTTGTAGTTCTTGGTAAGTTACCCACTCTCTTACTTGAACCCAGTTAGCATTTTTAACATGAGATGCTTGGTAATCAACAAACACATCTCTATTATCTAAAACTTTAAATTCATTAGTTTCAATATCATTACCATTTTTATCTTTTTTGATATCCCAGTAACAAAGTCCAAATGATGCTCCAAAAAGTCTTGTCTGGATGTCCATTAAGATAATCTTTTCAAGCATTGAACCACCAATAGTTGCGTAATCCCATTGGAAGTCGAGTATTGCATTCATTATTTTTGCTGAAATAGCGTCTGCTCCTTCTCTTGGAACAACAGTTCCTCTAAGTTTTCCAGCAAAAAGTCTTGCTGTTTTCTCAAGCATTGCTGTTCTAATAACAGGATCTGTAACTTTAGCTAAATATGGCCAATTTGCAGGTAGGTAACCAAAATATGCTTTTTGGATATCATCCCAGCCATTTTTTCTTAGTTTTCTTTTGTCCATGTCATCTTGTGAGTAGGTATAGTGATACATCAACTCAGCTAGAAGTGTAGGATCTTGGAAATTTGAAGCTTTGTTTTTAGATTTCTTTGCCATATTTAATATAGAAATATAAAAGAATTATTGAATTGTCCATTGTTGAAAATTATTCTGGGGAATAAACTTGGGAACTTGGTTATCTGGGTTTATCTTATCAAACCCATATCTTATAGAATCTAAACTGTGATTTAAGAAGTCTTGAGGTACATTAAGTATCTTTCCATCTTTATCTGTCATCCATAAATAGTTGCTATATTCCTTCCAAAGATTAAGGCTTCTTTTTGTAACAGAAATTCTTTGCTCTTGGATATACTGTATTCCTTGATTAATAGATCCTTGCCCTTTAGATGCTGGAAGAATAATAATTCCATAATTTTTAATCTCATCTATAGATTTAGGTTCAGCACTATCTGCAATGACAGTTGCTTTAGGTTGGTTTCTTAATATATCTGCAATATCTTTATTAGATAACCCTTTTTGATAGATAACTTCATCTAATATGTAACCACCATTGTAGTAATAGATAGCAGTAATAGCTGTAGGATCATTGGTATAACCAAAGTCTAGTCCATATCTAACAAGTCTTGCCTCATGGGGTATATCATCAACTTGAATCCATCCTTTATATATCCTATGTTCTGCTTCTCCAATTAACCCTTCACCATACACAGTCCAGAATGCTTTATTACCTTTTCTTGATTCTAACTCTTTAACTATTGTTTCAGGCAGAGCCTCGTTATCTTTATAGGTAACAATGACAAAGTCATGTTCAAACTTGGGAACTATCTCCTCATGCACCCAGAAGCTAGACACAGGATTATAGTCTAAGAATATGAAATCATTAGTTCTGATTGATAATTGTGTGTAGGTTTCAAATGGTAGGTTATTACATTCATTGATGAATAAAACATCTCTTCTTGGTCCTCTAACCTTACTTGGCTGGTCTGCTGAGAAGAACTCAATAGTTGAACCAGAATCAAATTTATAGGTGTAGTTTGTTTTATTCCAACTATCATCTTTGAAGTAACCATGTTCAGTCATAATTGCTACAAAGTCTTTGATAGCACCTCTTTTTAGATGAGGGAGTGTTGCAGATACAACAGATATAGTTTTATTTTTGTTTTGCTGTGCAAACTGTATAAGGTAAAGAATAAGAGCTATTGTCTTACCGGCAGAGGAACCTCCTTGAATAATCCTAATTCTCTTCTTTAGTTTCGATATTTTCTTGAGTGTTGTTGTCAGTTGATACATCTTCAGTCCTTAAATCAATTAAATCGCCTAAAATAGGTTTAGGAGCTTGGATATTAACTTGCGTATTATTTTGTTGTATTTGTTTAAACTCTCTTTTTTCAAGCCACCACTTTGCAGTATTAACATCTTTATCTTTTATCATTGAATCAACAACAATGTTTTTAGCAACAATATCTGCATAAGTCCTTGCAGACTCCATTCTAGTAAGAAAATTGGGATGTTTTTCAATCCAATCATAATAAGTAGGTTTGGTGATTCCAGCATAAGACAGGGCTTGTTCAACAGTCCCACCTATCTTAAAAATAGACTCTATTTTGCTTACTATCTCTTCAGAATATAGTGTTGGTCTGCCAACATTACTTAATTTATTCTTGGTGTTACTTCTTGCCATTCATTTTCCTTTCCAATGAATTTTGCATATCTTTTTCTAATAACATCAACATATCTTGGGTCTAATTCCATCATAAAACAAACTCTCTTTGTTTGCTCACAAGCAATAAGTGTTGAGCCTGAGCCCCCAAATAAATCTGCAATTTTGTCTTTTGATGAAGTAAAGTCATTTATTATTTCTGATAATATTTTTATAGGTTTTTGTGTTGGATGAACTCTTTTGTCTTTTTCACCTTCTCTTATCATTCCATTCCAAAGTTGATTATAAATTCTTACAGGTGTATGAAAATTACACCAAGCCATTTCACCATCAGCAAAAGTATTTCTTATATTAGTTGAGCCTCTTTTATTCCATATAATCCAGCTGTCATTGTTTGGTAAAAAGTCTAAAAAGTAATTACCTCCCCAAATAATATATTTATTGACTTTAAGTAGTAAAGAGGTTTGATAAAAGTTTTTTGCAGTATCCACAGTATCATCTGCAATAACTTCTTTATAAATTCCCTTTTTTGCCACACCAAAATCAGCACCAACTTTTGAATTTTTAACAACATTTATTCCATAAGGTGGGTCTGTAAAAATCATATCTATCTTATTACCATCCATTAACATTTCAACCTGCTCTATATTTGTTGAATCACCACACATTAGCCTGTGATTTCCTAATTGATAAATAGCACCCAACTCTGATATTGCATCTTCTTCAACCTCTGGTGCTTCATCTTCAATTATTTCTTCTGGTTGATATTTATTTAATAAATCCTCTAAATTAACACCATCTCCTAAATGTATTGAGAAACTTTCTAACTTAATGTCATTTTTGTATTCAGAAATAAGTTCAGCTAATTGGTCCTCTTGGTAATAACCCATTTCTTCATTGTCAGCCAGTGCTATCTCTATTTTTTCAGCATTTGTTTTAGGTTCTACAACAGATACCCATATCTCTTGAATACCTAAATCCTTCATAGCTCTTAATCTCATGTTCCCACCAATAACCTCACCATCTGAAGTTGCTATAACAGGTTTGAATTGCCCATATTTCTTTATTCTTTCTTTTAATTCCTGAAATTTGTCTGATTTAATGGCTCTTGGGTTTTTATCCCAGTTTCTTAACTTTGAAATGTTCCACATCAATTTTGACATAACCCTATTATACAAAATATCTACCAATATCCCTATTGACATATATCTCCCATTGGTAGATAATAATAGAAGTAATTAATTGATAAGGAAGGATTACTTATGAAAAAACTATTTTTTAGGTACTGCAGATTTTTAGATAGTCTATTAAACCTTTGGTTAGAGCTTAATAGATGGATTATGAGAATTTGGTTAGTTGCAGTCCATATAATTGTTATTTATGTGCTTATTGACTCATTAATATAAAAGAAAGAACAGACCTGCCTAAAGTATATAATTTGGTCTGCCATAAAATGCGAAAAGTAAAAAATAAATTTAAGTTTAAGAATAAAGTTTCCTGGTTAAGTAAGTTAAGAAAGAAGTTTCACGAGTTATATGTATTTGAAGAAGTTGTAGTTGGTAAAATTAGCATCAACATAGAATCCTATAAATATCTTTATAGACATCTTGTTAAAATTAACAGGTGTTTTAATGGACATTTATTCATAACTCTTAATAAAACCGAATATAAAGGTGCTTATGGTTATACAGCTGTAATTAATTTGAAGGTAATTAAATAATGACTCAAGAACTTTTGATAAAATACTATACAGAATTAGAATATATCTTATCTATCGAAGATGATCTTAAAGAACTTCATGAAGATGACTTATACTTTGTTCTAGAAACCTTACTGCCTGAAGGAACTGATATAGACGTAGCAGTAAAGGAATTAACTCTTAAATGGAAGAACTAACATTTAGAAAAAATGAAAACAAAGATAGAAATATCGCAATTTACCAAGACAGACTTTCCGGTTTGTCTTGGTCTAAGTTAATGACTAAGTACAACTTAACAGTCAAAACTCTCTATAACATTGTAAAAAGGATGAAAACTAAAATTGATTCTTCCAATCAGAGTCAAAATTAAAATCTGGTCTTACTTCTTTTAAAATCTCAATGACTTTATCCTCAGGTAGTTTTGTTTTCTTCATACACTTCTGTACTACCTTTAAAATAGATAGATCCTGGAAATCTAAAGAAGCTAGAACACCTTTTATCTGATTAGTTTCTCTAGCAAAGGGTTTTTTATGTTCATAATAGGGGTTTTTGTTAGTTACAATGCTATCAATTATTAACTGTTGTAATATTTCTAGTAATTGATTATATAGGTCATCATCTAACCAATCTCTTGCTAACTCATAGTCATCAATGTAGAGTTTTATATCGCCTTTAACTTCGATTCTGTATTTTATGCCATCTAATTCTTGTAAATTAATCTGGCTTATTCTCATTTCTTAGGAGTCTTTTTTTCTGCAGTGGGATTAACTACATTTATTTCTTCAAAAGCGTTCTGAATAGATTTTATAGCGTCTTGAAGGGTAAATTCACGAGCAAGAGCAGTAGAATTTTGAGAGAAAACTTGAGAAACATTTATAATTTTTTCTTGGATTAATTTAAAAGCTTGATCTTTGTTCATAGGTCAAGGTGGAAACGAAGTTGAAACCAAGACAAGTCCTGGAAACAACTTCAAATCCAAAAGGATTATAGCAGATTTTTTGTAATACAATCACTTTCGTAGCCATTAAACATTACAATTTGTTTTCTTATGTGTTTATTACAAGCACTACAAAAAATAAAGTTTGCTTCACACCAAAAGTTATTATCGTATTTATCGCCTAAATCAATAATCTTAGTTTTATACTCCACATAATGGGTTTCACGCCCTTCAGTATGTTTAATGATACTGGAGTCATCTTTCCATGTTTCGTCGATTACAGGAAATTCTATAGTCTTTAAAAGGGATTTTAAATGCTCCCATACATCCTCACTTGCAAGTTTATGAATCGGATCTTTATAAACTGTAGGTTTCCAATCTCTATTCTTTGCTTTAAGCATAGCCCTTACATCTTCTTTAATCTTTTCTTTATTAGCTAATGCTTTTGGCTCATTTACTTCAGGTTTATTCATTGTTGCCCAGTCAAGGAAATCACTTGCTGGTTTAATTTCTGTTTTATAAACTTTTTTTGCTGATGAAATAAATGCAGGATTAAAAACTTTATCCCCGACTTTGACTAACTTTTTTCCCTCCTTTTCCAAATTCATTAATTTTTCAAATGCTGAATCTGATAACTCAAAAACTTCTTTACCGATCGTTACTTCCCACTTAAAAACTGGATTATTATTCAATGATTTCGACATAACCTCCCTTTCTCCCTGTTGTTTGGAACTTATTTTCTCTCTTGTTGTTTCTAACCCAAGTTTGTAATGCTAACTTGTAGTTGCTATAAACATTTTTTGATGCCTTTCCCATCCATAGTTCTAAATCCTGCTTTGTATCTAAAACATCCTGAAAAGAAACTGAATATTGATTTGCTATTTCAAGACATACTTCTTCTGTTAAATCATCAAATTCTGAAAATTCCTTTTTTGTTTTATTTATTATTTTATATTTATTATTTATTATTTCTGATTTATGGTTAGTATATATACTACTATCGATACTAGTATCCATACTACTATCAAAATAATCTAAAACACCTTCAGGAATCAACGAAATCTCCCTTTGATAAGCAACTTCATTTAATGGTGAGTTTTTATATCCATTATTCTTTTCTGCATTACAGACCTTAACCCAACCCTTATAAAAGAAAACCTTTTTAGCATTTTCTATTTCTTGTTTAGCTTTCTCAAATTCTTTAGGAGTAAGTCCTGTTTCAAAGGCAATTTTTCTCTCATCAAGTTGAAAAATGCCACAGATATTAATGTACTGTGAAGTTAAAAGATATATATAAAGTAATTTTGCATCTTTTGATGCATTAAAGACAAATTCATCATCCCAAAACCTGGTCTGAATGATTCTTGTTTTCATTGGCAGTATCACTTTCTTGTGGGTAAATGTTATAATTGTTTTGTTAGGTAACCCACATTATCTAGCAAAAACCGGTATTGCTATCTCACAGCAACACTTTTACATTAACATTCAAGAGGTCAAATTCAATTATTGTTTTTGACCTCTTTTTGTTTTACTATAAACTTCTGCAAAAATTCCCATTCCTTTTAAAACCTTAACTAAATTGCTTTTAGCTTTAAGATCCTTACTTAAATAAAAGCGTTTTAAAGTCAGGTACTCGTTCTCAATCCTAATCTCATGCTTTTCTTGATGATCAATCCGGTAAAGGAAAAAATGACCATCATAAGTAGTTACAAAAGACCTTTTTGATAGATTAAATAGGTTATTTATTTTATTTCTATCAAATACCCTCATTAGTCTTTTTTAAATAACCCTAATTCAAATAAATAATCAGTAAGTCTTTCTTGTAACCTTTCATTTTTTTGTAACTGAAACCTATGGATTGTTTCAGTATTCTTCTCAACTCTAAACTCAATCTTATCTACCCAATCTAACTTATACATAACCCATTTATTATCATCACTTGTAATTAGATTATCTCTTTCTAAATCAAGCATCATTTGAATCTTATCTATCTCAAACATTTATTTCTCACTTTCTTGGCATTTCATACACAATGGTTTGCCATATTTTTTAATACTAAATTGAGCTACTTTCAAAGTTATTGCTCTTGGGCATTTATTACACACTGTTACAGTTACAGCATCATTATCATTTTCCAATTCTGTTTTTGATGGTTCAGACATTCTAACTACCTTTTCCATTTCTTCTCTAGATGGTCTTGCACCTTTTTTGGCATAGTTATAATTAGCTAATGCACGACCTATGGCAGATGTTTCTGCGTTTTCTATATGTGATGTTTTATTTACTGGGGAACTTCCCTCTTTCTCATAGGCAAATCCAGTTGCGACCAAAACCTCACCTATATAAACTAATGCCTTAAAAATTACTTTGTCAGCAGATAGTGTATGAATCTCAGTCAAAATTCTTCCATCTTCGTTATCCTTATAGAAAGAATCAATTCTATCTTCTACTGTTTCGTAATTTGATAAATCCCATGCCATTTATTTATCCCTTCTAATTTTATTCTCGATTTTTGTGATGGATTCATAGATTTTATGTCTTTGAGAGGTATAACTTTCTATTAACTTCTCTACATCTTCAGTAGTGTATTTAGTCTTAGATGTATAGATTTCCATTATCTCTGGTTCTAATCTCATATTGTTATTAACAATATTTCTAAACTTTCTAACTAATGCTAACTTTTCTTCTTTACACTTATTTTTTCTTTGAAATAGATTTTTGAACATTATTTTTTACCTTTCTACCTCTTTTCTTAGAAGTTAATTTGTTAATTAATCTATCTGTAGCAACAGATAATAAAACTGCTATAACAATAGCAACTACCATTAGTATGTAATAGTCATTTGATCCAATACAAATCATTTTGAATACCTCCTTTCTAATTCTGAAATAAATTTCTCACTTATAGTTTCGTTGATGTACTTATGTAAGTAATTAGTAGTACATTTTCCTTCAACCCAGCATTTAAAAATGCTTTCAAAATTAAATACTAACTCATTAGAGTTATCTTCGTCTTTTAACAAGACTTGTTGTGTTTGGAGCATAAAAGCACCTTTCTATAAATAAATATTTGGCTAATTAAAATGTTTAAAAACTTTTTATAAGTCATGGGCTATATTTATTGTATATAATCTACCAATGGTGTCAATAGGAAAATGTAGTATAATTAAGTTGCCCTGATGTTGAACTTAAATTCATTTTAACTTCAAGTTTGTTTATAAGTTACTGGGCAGGAACTTTTCATTACAAACAATGTCAGGGCATAAAAAAATTTTTCATCAATTAAAGACCGGAGCAATCTGGTCTTTTTTTGTGCTATTATTTTTATAGATATTGTAAATTTTTTACATTTTTATTACTTCTTTGAAGAGCAGAGTCCAGTTCTGCTCTTCTTAGTTTATAATTCAATTAATTCTTTTGTCTTAGATGCCTGAAATTAACAAGTTGATAAACTTATTACTTTAAAACCAACAGGCATCTTAAATGCTAAAATGCAAATGCCATCTTAGTATTTAGTTTCGCCAAACAATTTACCGAGATGGCAAACTATTATTTCTTTTTAATTGCGTCTCTTAATGAAAATCCAACAAGTGCTAAAAATATTACATCTAAAGTGTTAAAAATATCTTCTGAAATATAACCCATTTGATATAAAACAACTGATAAAACCATAGCTCCAACGCTTACATAAGTTTTATTACCATCAAGTTTTTCATAATAAGGTCTTATTAATTCAACTAACTTGTTATCAGTCTTAGGAGTTTCAACAACAGATTTAGTTTGATCTTTATTTGACTCTAATTGTTTTATTCTTTCTTTAAGGTTTTTAACTTCATTTTGAACTCTATTGAAATCATTCTTCCATTTATCTCTTGAAGCTCTCATCTCAATAAGTTTAGTTTCACAAGTATCTGGATTTTCTTGATTTATTTCTTTTACCCATTCAATTTGAGAACCTAATGGGTCAATGTATCCAGCATAACCATTATTTCTATCTCTTGGGATTGGGAATACTCCAAAATGCAAGTGAGGGCCTGTAGAGTTACCAGTATTGCCACTAAACCCTACAAAATCTCCAGCTTTAACTTTATCTCCTACTTTTAGGGAAAAATCTCTTAAATGAGCGTATAAAACTCCACAAGTATCGTTCTCAATCTTTACATAAATGCCATAACCTTTAACATCATTAGTAGTTTCAGTTACAGTTCCATTGATACAAGATAAAAGTTTAGTTCCTATAGGTGTTGGGATATCAATTCCATTATGTCCTTTCATTCCAAAAGGAGCATACCAATCAGGGTTTTCTCCAAAATATTGGGAATAACCTAATTCTTTACCTTCATAAAGTCCTGCTTGAAGTTCTATCTTTGACATGACTTATAAATAATATATTTTATCTTTTTCTTAAAGAGAGATTTATTAGAAGTTTAGACTTTTTATATTTATCAACTTCTTTTTTAACAAAGTAAGTTACATAAACAAAAAAATTTACAGTTCTATTTTTTTTCTTGTACTTATCTAAACCTTTTTTTATACCTATTAAAACACTTGGTCTTAGTTCTTCAGGTTCGAAATTCTTATCTTGAAATACAAGGCACATATAGTCTGTAAAGTTATCGTGATTAAAATTTGTTTCAAATGTTTGGTTTTCCATAGTTTTAGTAAATGAGGACATTTTAAGTCCGTCCTCAAGACTTTAGTTGCTACTTCTTACGATTGCGTGTGCGAGTAATCTCGCCATCCTCTTCGGCATCATCTCGTGCCGTGTGCCACGCCTGACTTGCCTGACTACGAGTAGTATTCGTGTCGTTCTTTGCGTCATACTGAGTGTAATGACCAGTAGTTTCTTCCTCGTCATCCATATCTTCAGCAAGTGCAACCCATCCTAACCATCCCATAACACCCTCCTTGTGGGTTTTGGTTTATATACCCTTTCGGGTAACTATATTATCTACCAACCATTGGTATTAGTCAAGTATAAAATTATTTATAAAAGTGAGTAAAGGCAAATTGGATTGCCATAGCAAGACCAATGCCTATAAAGATATATTTTTGTAATCCTTCAATTTTTCTTTCAATATTAGGGAGTTTGTTATGGACTACATTATCAAGGTTTTCCTTGATGTTTTCAACTTTTTCTTCAAGCTTTGCCATTCTTTCAGCCATCTTCATATCAGGTGGTACAAAAATGCTCCCCCAGCAGGTGCTTTATACTTTAATTCAACTGCTAATGCTGTAATTCTTCCTCCAGTACCTGTATAAGACCAATCAACAGAAGTATCATTGCTATCTTTAAATTCATTTTCTAATTGGTGATTAACATTAACTTCAGCAAGTTCAGTAAAACCACTACCAGGAGTAATAGAGCCTGTACCTCCTGTGGAGTTTAATCTCATAGCGCCAAAAGTTGCATTATTAACATTTGAAAATGCTCCTAAGGTAACAGTAACAGTTCCTGTTGTTGGAGGTGAGTCTAAAACAGTTGTAGCACTTTGAACAATAGCGTTAGAAGCGTTTGTTCCTCCAATATCTGTATTATCATATTCAGTTACTATCCAATGTGTTGAATCTGAGTTACCAGATAATGTAATAGTTAAAGTCCCTGTAGAAGTAGAAGAAGATACTGCTCTAAGTAAAGTGTTTCTTTGGTAACCATCTCCAGTTACACAATTTGTTATTGCTGTAAAAGTTAATCCACAACCTGTAACTGATGCAACTATTGGAGCAGGTCTTTCAGCACAACCAACACTAATTAAAATTAATTTATTTGGTTTAGGAGAAATAGTTGCAGTAGTAAAACTATTAGTTTCTGTTGTAGTACCACCAGATGTAAGTAAAGTAGCTTTAACACCCATTACAAGTTTTCACCAACAATGTAACCATCATAATATCCTGATGCTGTGCATAAGAATCCTACGACATCAGTTTTTGAAGCTGTTGAGGTTAAAGTTGGAGCTGTGCCTCCTGCCCAGTAAATTGTAGATGGGAATACCACTCTTCTATTACCACTTCCATCTTGTCCAAGTCTTGCGATTATTGCCTGACCTGCAACAGGATTTGCAAATGAAATAGTTGTTGTAGCGTTTGATAATGTTAGTGAATGTATATTTGAATATCCAAAATCAAATGTTGATGTAGCATTTGAGATTAGTTTTGTTTCTACAGGGATATAAGTTCTATTTACAAAAGAAGTAGAAACTAAAGATGCACCTGTGATAGTTGTGTTGTTTATTGTTAAACCTTCAAAAGAAGAATTGTATATATTAACTGAGGCTAAAGAACCTGCAGCAATAGAAAAGTTATTAATAACAGCATCATTAATAATAGGGTTATTTAAGGTAACTGAAGCAAGTGAGATTGATGATAGGGTTTTGTGAGTTCCATCAGCGTTGTGCTGTGTTGTAAAAACATCATTAATAGCATTACCCCATGTAACATCCGGTACAAATTCAACGACTGCTCCGATAGAGTGTCCTTGTGCTGATGTTCCAGCTAAACCTCTTGTGAGTCCAGTAACTGTAGATCCGGAAACTCCTGTGTAAGAAATATATTCAGTTTTAGTAGGAGTTAAAACACCATTAACATCAACTCTATCAATAACAAGTATTCCAGGCATTGATGAAGATGCTTGTAATTCTAATGCAACTGATGAATCTAAAGTAATAGTTCCAATTTCAGCGATTGTTAAAGTACCTGCTAAGGTATGTTGAATTGAGTTTTTTAATGGTACTGAATATAAATTTGCCATAAATTAGAAATATAAAAGATTTGACTTATTTTCAACTATATTCTTAAAGATGAAGATATAGAACCTTCTGGCTGGTAAGTTGCAGACATTTTTAACTCTGCAAATTCAAAGTTAGATTGTGCTGTTGATTGGATAATTTCAAATTGGATGGTTCTTGCAGTTTTATATAAATTTAACCATCTAATAATGTCTTCAGGGTCTGATATTAATACATTAGTATTTGATTGACCCCAAGCATGAGAACCCCAAAGATCAGTACCCCATCCAGTACCACCACTTGTTGATGATACTTCAAAAGATTTTGCTATAACTGAAGTAGTACCATCTCTATTTTCAATAATAATATTTACACTGACAGTTCCGGATACATTTCTAAATAATAAATACATCTGTCTTACTACTTTAAGAACTGACCAATTATCAAATGTTTCTTTTTTAGTAACCATTTGTTTTGTAATTGAAATTCCAGAGTCTGTTAAATAAAGGTCTGAAAACTCTCTAACAATTCCATCATCACATCCGGCTAAGTAATGGAATTTTCCATTGTCATCAATGTATTCATACCAAGATGTAATACCAAAAGGTGTTTGCCATGCTCCCATAAAACACCCTCTTTGATAATCATAAATCCAAGTTTGTTTTAAATCTTTAAATGAGAAAAGATATTTGTAATCCATATATCCAGCACATACTTGTTTAGAATCAGTGTCAGATAAAGCATCTACAAATGGTCTAATTCTCTCACTAACTTCTCTTGTTCTTAAAATGTTAAAGTAGTTTGCTTCTGGGCCAACAGTTTGAAGTCCTTGAGATCCAAAATAAAATGTATTGTTTTGAATATTTTTTATACCCTTAAAGTTAGAAGCTCCTGCAACTGATATTTGTTGAACTACTGGATTTAAAATAGAGTAATTTCCAAATGTAATGTAATCCAATACAACTTGATGAATTGAATTATTCATAAATACAAGGATTGATGCAGATAATGATGCACCTACTGCATTTGTTGCAACTACTTCAATTCCTGTAATCTCATCTCCTGAATCTGGAGCAACTTTTATAAATCCACCACCATTTTGCCAATTAAATCTATCTTGATATGGGTATTTTCCTGAAATCATTACCATTGTAGGATCGCCATCAATTCCAGCAAGAATTAGTCTGTCATCAAACCTCTTTATAAATTTAGCCTTAACACCTCCTGTAGTGTCTGTACTTGGTGCAAAAGTAGAAGATTGAGGTAATCCATTATCTATAATTGAAGTAACTGTAGGGCCGACTGTAGCAATTAATGTTTCTTCACCTGGAAGTCCTGCATATACACCAAATCCAGTTATAGCACCAGATGCTGTTGAAGGCTGACTCCAAGCAATATTTGCTATAAATGTTTCTCTATCAAAGTTTGCATTACTTAAAAATACAGGGTCTGAAGGTAAAGTTTCTCCAGTAGTTGAAAATGCTGTTATTGTATAACTCCAGACAGCAGTTCCAGTAGCACCAGAAACCAATGAAACTCCTCCTGAAAGAGTTGGTCTAGATATAGCTGTATAAGTTGAGATAGATGTTCCATCATATCTTGATAAATTGTTTGAAGAACTTGCGATATATTCATAGTTTCCAATTTGAGTAAATGAAGCAACACAGCCTGAGGCAAATGAAGCTCCTGCGATAATATTATAAGAAGCACCGGATTGTTTTACAAGATAACCTGCATCAGTTAGTGCTAATAAATCTCTAGTTCCGGTATTTATATTGTTATAAACATCTATAAACTTAACATCACCAGATCCGGCAGTAAAATAGGTTTCAGAACCCCATCTTGAAGTTACAACTCCTTTACCAATAAGCATACAGTTATCTGCTTTGACTAATTCGTCTTTTTTAATTTCTGTTGGTTTATAGAAAGTATTTAGTCCTCCAGAGAAGCCTTCGTATTTAGCTTCATATATCTTTTGAGGTGAAAATGATGGGATTCTTGTGCTTAAACTTGGCATTATCCATCAACTCCCATTGTGAAACCAAATGTATTCATAGGTATCCTATTTAGCCTTCCAAAAGGCACATTCTGTTCCTCAATGGTGTTTGCAAGAAGTCTTTGAGCTTCTGCATAAAGTTGTGGGAATCTTGAATCTCCTCTTGCCTGAAAGACCATAGAAGCAACTCTTTTTACCAAATATTGTGAAGATGCTACTGGAACAAAGTCAGTCATAGTAGCAACTGATGATGGGAATGACATGTAATCAATTACAAGCGAAACCCCAGAAGGCAATGCGTTTATAAATTGAATTGATTTAGAAAGAATTGGGCCTGTAATATAGGCATCAGTTGTGTTTGCATCTTTATTAAATCTATCTTCACCAAGAATTAATTTATGCTCAATTTTATTTCCATTATCAGTGTATTCCCATACAGAAGATAGAGGCTGTCTAAAGTTTGTAGGAAGACCAATAGATGCTGTAGATTCGTTTGAAGTAACAATAGGAAATTGAACTCTTAGATCTTGCCAGGTATAAGCATCAGCCCATTCACCTAAAGCATCATTTATGTATGCAAGTCTTACATCAAGATCAGTTCCTACTGGAAGGATTGCATCTTGCTCAGTTAAAGCACCAACTGATTTTAATATTGTACCTGCGTCATAATAAATGGTCATAGTAGAGAAATATAAAATTAAGGTAAGGTTTTCAACTGCTAGTTAGAAACTTCTTCTATTTCTTCAGCTTTAATCTCAAATTTAGGTTCGTTTGCTTTTTCAACAATTAGTTTAAAAGCATTCTGAATTGTCTGATGTTCCTGCAGAGTTCCCTTATATTGAGATATAACTTGAGAAATTATTTGTATTGCTTGTTCCAAATTAACATTCTGTTGCATCTTTAAACAAACCTTTCTCTATAAGTTTAGCATAAAGCTGTGGTTCAATATCTTTAGTTTCATCAAAGGTAAAGTCCTCATCTGAGTAAGTTTCTCTGTTTCTATCAACAAACTCTTCCCCATTCTCAAATGCTTGCTTATTTACATAAGAAGCAATGCCAATGCTACAGTATTTATTTTCATAATCTAACTCAATTATCTCATCAATAATATGATAACTTCCTGTTGTTCCATTTGGTAATAATATTTCTTTACAAAGTGCCATACATCTTCCTTTCTTTAAGCATTGTATGCATATAACCATTTAATTGTTCCATTGACTGAAACTCTAATTTTATGTGAAAAAGTTGTAGCAGTTGATGAAGCAATAATAGGGTTACCAGCACCGATAGTAGTTTGAAATTGTATAAATTCTTCTGATAAATCTACCTGGTTTAAATAAAGAGCAGGAATTGCACCTGTTGCAGAAGTTTGTCTAATATCTCCTTGCCCAGCTGGGTTAGTAGTATTAACTCCAAGTCTATTTGTAGATGTAATTCTTACTGCTTCTGCACCTGCTGTTGCGAATCCAAGAGTATTTGTTGCTGGTCTAAACATTCCAATATCATTATCTAATGAAAAAGAAAAAGCAGGTAAAGCAGCTGTTCCTCCATTAACTGATAATGCCTGAGTATCTGTAATTCTAAAATCCTCAGTTCCATTTGTAGCAAAACCAATAGCATTAGTTCCTTGTCTAAACATTCCTGTATCTGGGTCATTAACAAATGAATAAGCTGGTAAAGCAGCTGTACCATTACCAGCTTCAATTTCTGCTGTAACAGTTAATTCGTTTGTGTTTATTGTTGTTGCATTTGCAGTTATAGTATTAAGAGTATCTAAATTTACTATTGTTGCATTAGCATTTCCAAAGTAAAGTGTTCCAGTATTTACATAAAAATTATTTAAGTTAAAGATTGTATTAACATTATCAATCTTAAAAACCTCTTGACCATTGTTGTTGGTCATTGATAACTGCTTATAATATTCAAAAAGAAATGCCTCACCTGAAGCGTTTGCTCTAAATCTTCCTCCGAAAGTACCATCAAATATAGCCTTTTGTACTCCTGTTTCATAAAGGTTATAGACACCTGAATTTAATTGAGTCATTGTTGCAGTAGAAACTACAATCCCTGAAGAATAAATATCTGTAAATGAAACATTAGATGGGAGGTATTCTTGTGTTACAGAATTTAATGGTGCTAAAGAACCTAAACTTGGAAGGTTAAGTAAAGATGTATAACTTAAATCATTAAGGATTGCTAATGAACCAAGAGATGGTAAGTTAGTTAAACTTGTAAAAGAAACTGCAGGTAAGTTTTCATAAGTATCAGCATACATAGTTCCAACACTTACAGTTGAGATTACAGCATTTTCAGTTGCT